CTTCAGCAATTTGACCCACGGGTATCCGGCTGAGGTCTTCCGAGGAAGGCCATCTAAGCCGTCGACGCCATCGATACCTGCCACTGCTTCGTGGAAGGTAAGGACTCGTCTACCCACTCTCTCATCCAGCTTGCTGAGAGGGTGGTTCACTACTAGGTCAGTATAGTGATTTACGCAACAGTCTAGCACATCCAAATCCAATGCTTCAATCGAATGGTGGTACTTTTCTGTTGCAATTCGTGCGGGATCAATCTTAACACCATCACGCTCAAACTCTCGTAAATGAGCTGGGATGGTTTTTGGCTGGTACCCTACTTTGCCATGTAGGGGAGATCGCCGTATACACGTGCTACTGGGCAAATTGGCTGGCTCCACATATCCCAAATTAACCTTCCCAGGGATTTTCTTCTCCTGAGGAGGGGGGGCCAAATCGTTCCAACCCCCACCCGACCGATTAAGGTCGATGAGTACGTTGGCCTCTGTACGGTACTGCGCGTGAATTAGAGAGTGCTGCTCTCCAAAATGGTCCACGATTGCATCGTACATACCGACCGTTAGTGGGTGCGATATGCCCACTGCCTGTTGTCTATAACCCGCAGTATGAATCCCAAATATCTTTTCACATCTATACTGGGGGTTCTGTATCGCTACGGGTAATCCACAGTCACCAACTTGCGTCTGAATCCTATACTCAATGGGACGCATGATGGTAGCCGATCCTCCTTTAATGGGGTATGTCACTTGCGGTTTGTCTACCACATATTCCCCATCAAGTAGGCCTGTGAACGCGCCATCTTCCACGGACGGCATTACACACATTCCATGCTTGCCGTAATCCTCATTTGGAATGAGGTACTTACGAACAGAGGCATGTCGCTGAATACACCTATTGGTCAGATATATAGCGACTAAGTCACTCTGCTTTCCACATGGATAGCATATATTTTTCTCCGTAATCATGGGGGCCACATCGAACTTAATCAATTGGTGCTTTACACCATCACCCACTCTACGGAAATGGACATTGAAACTATCCTTTTCGGCATAAAGGATTTTCCATCGCTCGACATAATGTCTAGGCAATACTATTATATGGTCTGTAATAAACATAGCATAGCCTAAATGCTCACTGAAGTCGTCACCCATCAAATATACATTCCTGTTGGTAACTTTCTCCAGAATTTCATCAGCATTCGTATCAAACGACTGAG